TTGCAATCGCCTTTACGATGCCGCCGAAAATGGAGCCGAATATCGCGCTAACTGTCAGGGCGGCACCAATCAAGATGTTACGATCTTTGCGGTAGGATTCAATGGCGGGTTTGATTGACTGGGATATATCCGTTTTAAGCTCTGCAATATCCTCGCGCATGGCGTTCTGTGATGCCAAGATATGACCTAATTTTTCATATATGTCATTCTGACTAGTCATACGCTACCCCTGTTTAGTTCAATATAACCTATCTTCTGCGTCTGCGGAAGGTGATTACGTAGTCGATCACGTCAGTTACAGCACTTACAAAATCAAGTATAGCTTCCTGCCCGTTAATAATATAAGCCCCGGCTTCAGCGATCAATTTTCGTGCGATAGATAATTCCGCAGTCTTCCCTGATATTGTGTACGATCCGGCATCAGGGACAAGAACCCTATTTGCATAAAAATTAATTTGTTGACCAGAAACGCTATAACTTCCAGAATCGCAAACCAGCACGTATGCAGTGCCAGACACGCTTTCAATCGGCAGAAAACCGACCTCAACAGCTGCCCCGTCAAATAGAAATGGACCGGAGCCGCCCCACGTCATACGTCATCCTCGATCAGTCTGATATGCGCCTGAGCATATACGTTTGCGGCTGACGGGTTCGTAAAAATAAGACCCATACAAGAATCATTCGGCCATACCGGGAAGTGGCCCGCGTTAAACATCATGTCCCAGACAGATTGTTTCCCCTTTGCCCCGGCGAAATTATTCGGGACAACGGCGATTGGACGATAAAGAACAAGCCCGAAGTTACCCGCCGTCCCCGTGTTCGGCATTGTAATACTGTTGATTTTCGTTACCCCGATATCATCGTCAGTGATCGGGATATTGATAAAAACGCCCGCTTCCCTGCGCCCTGTCCCGCCCACCACGAATGTCGGAGAAGTTTTAGTAACCCCGCTCTCGTTATCATAACTTACAGTCGCGCCGCCAGCGGTTGATCCGATCTGGGAATAGATAACCAGCGCCATTTTTACGCCAACACCGTCCGTGTTCCTTGTCAACGCAGCCGTTGGCAGGTTCGTTGTAAGCGTTCCGGCCACGTTTGCAGTTATACCACCGTTGTGGGAAAGGCGATCAATCAACATACAAGCGCCCGGAACAATGGCTTGAAGGTTTCCGGCAGTGCACCCGAATGTCGATATACGTCTGGTTGCTGATGGCTGGTCAAGCAGACCAAAATAACTCGGTAGGATCGCGCCTGTTGTTGTGTTATCCAGCGCCACCGCTGTCGATGGGGTTGCCCCGCCGAAAGCGCCTTGTACCCACGAATCAGACCACGCGCCTGACGTGGTGTACTGCCCGCTATACATGGTTTTCTGGCAAATAATCTGCTGTGCGTTATTCCTCAGTGTTTTATAGGTGCTGAAATCGCTGATCGGCATGGCTACACCTTGTCCACAAAGAACAGACCAATATCAAAGTTAGGCACCGTCGTCAGGGGGCCAATGAAATAACCTGATATGCAAGCTTCCCCGACGTCAACCATGTTCTGAGCGCCAGAAAGGAAGTCCTCAGGGAAACATCCGCCTGCGCCGATACACGGCAGGGCGCATAGTTCTCGACCAATTCCTACAGCGATATCGCCCACAGTCGTTGTGGACGCCACAAGGTCTATATTCTCGATTTCAGTGACACCCAAATTCGCATAAGCATCAGCCAGCGGGACGCGGATAAACCGCTGCGCCTCACGTAAGCCTGTGCCGCCGATAGAGAACGCCGGGGTCGTCCGGCTGTCGCCGTTCGTATCTTTATATCCAATCGTTGCCGTGGTGGCTGTTGTCCCGATAAGCGTACTGACCTCAACAAAAATAAAATTGCCAAGGCCATCTGTATGGCGGGTCAGGGTTGCAGTGGGCAGGTTCGTCGTCTGCGCCGTTGTTGTGGTCCCGGACAGACCGCCGCTATCAACCAGCCTGTCGTATAGCATTACACTGCCCGGCGCGTTACAGATCGCATACCCGCCCTTGAGCCATTTTGTTGCGCTGGCCCCCGGTGCGTTCTGTGCAAACGCTCCTTGTGTCGTCCGTGTCAGCGCCCGCGCTGTTGAAGGAGCCGCACCTGATCCACCTTGGCTCTTGTTGTACTGCCAAAGCGATACCATGCGTCCAGCCACAGGGGCCGTTGCAGCAGACGCACCAACGCGACCGTCAATTGAGATAAACAGTGCCTCCGGGTTGCCTGAGTTACCCCCGGTTGAAAGATTAACGTAATCAGATAGATCAGTTATCGCCGCCATGTGCTGCCTCTTGTTCTTCTCTGTAGGATTCCAGCAAAGCCGTTTCTTCTTCGGTCAACGCCACAACCATCCTGAACCCGTCCAGCGTCTTTGCCCGGACAACAGCATCCCCGATCTGCGCGACATACTCACGCAGCGGGGTGTCGAAAGTGGCTGTGCCGTTTGCTATAGATATCATGTGACAGTGAAAATCCCGTTAGACGCGCTAAAGTCAACAGCGAATGTTTCTGCGTCACCTACTGATATACTTGAGCCGTAATCCCAATAAGCTATAAGCGGGTCGCCCGTTGCGGTATCGTTATACAAAACAGCATACCGAAAAGGCCCAAAACCAGCGCCTGTTCCAGTCCAAGTTGCTGGGTCTCCGCCAGTTACTTTTGCAACGCCAGAACTGGTTCCAGTTGTAATCGACGTTGTGTTCCCTCCCGCTGTATATCCACCGCTAGCAGATATTTCAGTAAGATCAGCCTTTACAAGATCAGCAGCAGCATCAGGTGTAGCATTTGTCAAATATACCTTGAATGTGTGCGCGTCGAAGTCATGAACACCATCAATCAAGTCTTTTGTGAACTGGTTAAACTTGAAATACGAGGATGTCGCCATCTACTTCCCCAATGCTGACATATACGTGTCGTGTGCGGTTTTTGCGGCTTCTGCTTTGAGTTTCCATTCTTCAGCAAACGCTTCAAGACCAGCGAGCTTCGCCTCGGCTTTCTTGACTTCCTCAAGTACCTCACGCTTGCGCTTGTCTGCATCCAGTACAGCCTTTGCCATGATCGTTTGCGCGTGGTTTTCAGCCTCGGTAACGATTTTCTTGGCGCGTTCTTCTGCGTCTGATTCTAGCTTTACAGCTTTTTCCTTCGCCTTTTTTGCGTCTTCTTTTGCTTTTTCAAGCACCAACTTTTCAGCATCAAGCTCATCCTTAACAACAGAAAGCTCTTTAGCCGCCTGTTTCTTTTTCGCCTCAAGACCACGAAGCTCTCTGATCTGATCCAGACCAAAAGTAGCGACAGCATGTTCGTTAACTTTTGCTTCGAGATATTGCTCTACTTGTGCGATGTCCATATTAGTTCTGCCTTTCATGAGTAGCTTTTACGCGCACGTCGAGGTCTACGCCAGTACCGGCTGTGACACCAACGCACAGATAATCATAGTTATCGAGAAGCTGAGCACCACCCTCAGCAGTAAATGTAGCGGCGTTACCATTCTTAGACATGACAAATGGAACCCAAGTATTTGCAGAGTCTGTGGGGTCTGTATCAACGTCATTTGGGTTATTTGATCCATAGACCGTAAGCGACCCGCTCGTTCCAAAATTTCCAAAGACATGAACACTAACATCACGCATCGAGCGAAGATGGAAGGTGTTGCTATAGTCGTTTGTTTCCGTCAAGGCTTCCCAAAACGCGCGACTTGATTTTGATTTAACAAAATCATCCGTAAATGTACCTGTAATAATTGCCATTTATTGCTCCTATATTCTGGGGTCTACCCATCCTTGAGTTATAATTCCAATTCGATCCAGTGCACCTGATGTACCTATACGTGTTCTTATTTGGGCTGTGGTTGATACGTTCGTCCAAACATCGACCGGATTGAAGTTCCAAGATGTGCCGGTGTCGCAGCCATGGAAATTAGCCTGTCCAGTTAACGTAGCCGTATTAAAGACTTGTGGCGCTGTATCTGACTGGTCTAACGAAGAAACATACCCGGCAACGGAGCCAGTCGTACCAGAGTAAATACCGCAATTCACACGCGCTCGAACCTTAACACCAGCGGGAACAGTGATACTCCTCGTAACTGCCGATGTTCCGGGATTTTGCGCGTCAACATCAACAACGGGTGTCACCCATTCAAAATAATTACCGTATTGAGTAAAGGCTTTAATCGCCGCAGATACGCGAACGATAGAGCCGATACATTTCTTTTTCGTGTAATCAGTCGGCATTGTCGGAGCTGACGCACTGATTGAGAATAGAACGTCAGCATCAGCACCACCAGCTTTAGATATAGCCCAAAGATGATAGGTTGTATTAGCAATCGATCCGGTATCTAGACCGCCCTGATTAGTCCCCACGGCCCATGCAGCATCAAGGCGCTTGGTTATTGCGGATAAAACAATAAGCGTTGTGCCGTCATCTGATACACAAGCTCCAGCCGCTACATCGATGTCATTTGTCGCATCAGACACATTATTTGATAAAGTCAGGCCGTAAAGAACTCTGTTAGAATAATAGGCCGCATTAAGGTTATTGAACGCAGCAAGGGTGGTGCTAGAACCAGTCCCGCCATCTGCTACCTGCAAGTCAGTGCCAAGCGTCAATCCGCCAGCAATGGCAACGTTTGTAGTATTGGCTGGGCCAATGGTAGCAACGGTTGTTCCGCCGCTATTCTTAAACATTACTCCAGATGATCCGCTGGTTTGGATAGAGTCGATAATAAGCTCGTCTCTGCCAGAATTAACCCAATTTGTGCCATTATAAGTAAGAAAATCTCCATCAGCTAACCCTGTAAAAACCGTATCAATCGTGGTTGATAGGTCTGCGATATCAGAGTTTCCAATCTGCCCTGTTGCTCCAGCCCATGTCAGGATTTTGCCGTCTTCTGGTGCCGGAAGCAGTCCGGTATAAGAGGATGCTAGCGTAGTCGGAAATTTTAGAGAACGATCAACACCGTCGAGGAGTTGCTGGGATAGTACCACACTGCGGTCAAAACTCTCCTCTACAGTCTCAGCCAGAACCGCAGCCCCCTCAAGAAAGTCTGTTTCTTGGGTATAGGGCACAGAGCGTTCAATGGTAATACGGATTGTGCTTGCAGGGGCAGACAGAGCTGTCACCGATCCAGTAGAACCGCTGCCGCCTGACACAGTGTAATCTGTAGTGATCGTCTTAACCGTATCTACGCCAGTTGCGATAACTGTGTACGTGACAATCAGGTCACTTGCGTCATAAAAGACAAATGGAACTGAGAAAACAGTTGTGACGCCGTTTCCTGTGTACTGTACTGAGTTGGTTGTGGTCGATACGGTCATCTATTGTCCCTCAAAAACCGTCTGGTCTAAACCTGATTTAATATAAGGCTTTACAAACGGCAACGGCAGCAGATCAATCATACTATTAACAGAGCTTTGGCGCAATGATCCATCTTGGTCTGTGTACGGCAAACGCAGCCCGTCCGGACCTTTTTCTGGGAGCGGAAGGGATTGCCTAATGTCTTTTGCCATAGCTATGGCAGGGCCAAAAGCAAACGACTCCTCAAAGTTTTTATACTCATGGTATCTTGCGCCACCAGATTGAATGTCAAACATATGGTTCACAAAAGCAGACCCCCCAAAGTCAGGGAAAATCCCCATGATCCCGGATCTGTTAACGCCAGCCCATGCCAACTCAGGCATGGACACCCCACCGTTCTCTGTCTGGTATTGCTCCAAAGCAGCGGAGCCGCCCTTGCTATAATTAAGTAACACGTCAACCGTTGCACCAAGGCCGACCATTGACATAGCACCGGCAGCCGTCCTACCGTTTGCCTTCTGGACACCCTGCAATAATATTTTAGTTGAGGCCCCAGCGGCCCAGTTTTTAAACTTAAACATATTTGCGCCGAGCGGAGTTTTCCAGAAGAATGGCGTATCACCCATTTGTGGCTGAATCATCGTGCGCTGGTTATCGCGGCGCAATGCTTGAACCCACGCCTTCGCCGCACCCGGATCATCCCATGTGTCAGGATTGGTAATGGTTAGTTTTTTAAACTGAGGGTGCTGAACTGGATGTTTTTTCACCTGTTCCATGACACGCTTTGCCATATCCTTGTCAAGACCAAGATAGGCTAGGTCAGCAGCCTCAATTTTACCAATCTTGCCTTTAAGCATACGCTCCATTCCATCAACAAGAATACCTTGTTGCGCCACGAAGGCGGCGGTACGCATGGTGGAGTCCCAAAAGGCAGCACCATTAGCTAACTGGAACAATCCGGAGGCCCTGTGTATTTTAGATTGTATCCCGCCATTGACATCAGCAGACGCCATAGTGTTGTCAAACATTTTTCCGGCATATAAAGACTTAGTGACCTCAAGTCCTATGCCAAATTCGCCAGCAGCAGCCCTTGAAGCGGCCCTAAATTCCTTATCTGTGATAAGCTTAGATATTGCGCGAAGCATCGGAGCGCCGCCACGCATAACACCGTGGTGCATCATTATATTTGCCGGTTCTGATACACCAGCAAGCACCTGACCGCCAAGCATAGATATGTTTGTAGCATCGGATGCCATTGATAGCATCGGACCTAACTGACCATATTGCTCGTATGCGCGTTTGTAATAATCGCCCGTCATGTCATCAAAGGCTGTCTTAATGTCAGACCTTGCCTGAGCGGCTTCATTTTTTAGCTTCTCTAATTTTTTAGGGTCCGTCGTCTTTTCTGCCAAAGCGCCGATCTTGTCGTCAAATTTTTTGAGATAAGAGTCAACACTCTCACCCTTTAATACGCGTTGGATTGCCACCTTTGGTGCTACACTGTTAGCATAAGATGTCTGTAACTTTACCGGGTCTGTGTGCAAGAAATCTGCGTAGTCGCGCACGTCCATTAAACGTGCCTTGAACCTGTTAGGCAATAAATCTCCACGAACAACCCCTGATATGTCCCTAGCAGAATTAGTCACAAACTGATTCGTCCACGATATGGCCTCTGATGTAACCTCCTCATCACTCATGCGAGTTAGTCGCTCAAGGCTTTCTAACTCATCAGCGAACTCATCTATTTGCCTTTGCAAAGCTTTTTTTGTCAGATCAGAAGCTTCGGCAGCAGCGCGTTTTGTAAGTCCAGCTATCTGAGACTTCAATAATTTAACGTCGTCCATGGCTTTGTTTCGTGCGTATTTTAGGCTTCTTTCCGTAAGGACTGTGAAGCCTTCCCTATTCACAGAAACACTATCGACATCAATCATTGCCGGAGCATAGGCCTGCCTTGCTTGGAAACCTGATATACCCTCCTTGGTCAGTATATCCTTAAACTCACCAAAATACTTTTTATGCTGCTTAGCAATAAGTATGGCCGACTCGCTAAACTCCTGTAACAGCTCTGGATCATCGAGGTTGCTTCTAGTATTCGCTAGAATAAGACCAGTTTTATAATCTGTGTCAGTAAAAACCTTTCCTGCGGCCTTGGCTTTCTTAATCTCTGTAATTGTCTCGCGGGTCGAGTTCATAGCCGCGCCCTTTAGTGTTTCAAGATGCTCAGCCATAGAGATTATGCCAGCCTCGCCCTCTATATTCCCCTTGGATAAAGCGGCTGTTCCAATAACCTCTGCATAAAACTCTGCGATTTCCTTATACTCTGATGTCTGTCCTCGTAGCTTAGGAACCATCGGGGACATAAGCTTACCCAAAACTCTTGCGGCGGCATTACCACCAAGACGGTAATCGAAGTCCTTTCTTTGCGCGGCCATAGCGCCAATGCTTTTAGCTACCCCACCATCTGCGTCAAAAGCTTGTTGTTTTGCTAGAGTATCAAGCGAAAAATCCTGAAAATTATCTGACTTTCCGTTCTTTGCTCTGACAAATTTAAAGCTGTCAACAGCCTTACCAAGGAGTCCGGACATGATAGCCGACGCAGCAACGACCCCGCCTGATTTCAGCGCATTAGCGTCCTCTGGGTCTGCAAGCGCATTAAGACCTTCGTAAGCAGCGGCCCCGCCAGCACCACCAATAGCGTATGCCCTAGACGCAGCCATACCCTTTGACAGCATTTGTGCTGTACCAAAGCCAAAATACATAGTGGGGTCAGTCGCCACATTCAGTACGAAATTAGCAGACGCCCCAGTCAGACCATGGCTTGCAACAATCTTATGCCTTGCATCCTGATCTTCTCTTTTGGATTGATACCAAGCCAGCTCTTTTCGGCTCGTCATGTCCATATAATCATCCAGATTACCGGGGTCTCCGCCAGCAGTCTTCCACTCCTCGAAAGGATTAAATCCCGGCTCAATCTCGTATGGATCATGTGATGGATTAAGAGCGTCTAAAAAACTATCAGTGTATGTCGCGCCAGACATAGCCGCACCAAGACGAGCAGGAAGGGTGTCCATCGTGTATGCGCTGACACTCTCAAGAAGACCGGGGTCTTCTTCTTTACCGCGAGACACTAGAGGAGCAACAGGGCCGAAACCGCGATTGCGCGGCTTAAATGTAACCTCTGGTGTAAAATCTAGACTATCTTCATCAAACGCCATTATTGACCACCCTGCGCTTTAATTTTAGCTTGCAGTTCTTCAATTTTCTTGTTTAGTTTTTTAGATTCCCTGATTACGTCCTGTGCGTTCTTCACCACCTCTTCCTTTGGAAGCATTCCAAGTTTAGGTGTCCCGAGCTTCATTGTGGCTACATTGCCGTTTGCATCAGTCACAGGAGTTGGATAATCCTCGCCGGGGTAAACGACACTGACAACAAAATCCATATCCCAATAGGGTGTTCCCATGTTCCTCTGAGCTACCGTGTCACGATTGCCATTAAGTATAATTTTTGCATTATCAACATCAGGAACAAAACCACGAACAGCGTTTTTAGCGGCGTCTATAATAACAGGTTCTTTTTTCTTTAAGATGCTCTCCGGAACACCAAACGACTGCGGTGGGTTTTCCACCACAACCCCGTTAAATGATCCGAACCGATCTCTTACTGCTTCTGTGGCGCGACTGTGAGCGTCCTTCTTACCTTCGCCCATCATCCTAGCAGAAGCATAGGCATCCTCATACGCTGTGCGCCAAACATCGCTTTGAGAGCCTTTTGCGCCTAGTTTTTTATTAACAGATTCTATTCTTGATCCGATAGGCTCTGCACCATCAGCAAGAGAGTATAGCTCCTTTGTTGCCGACGTATATACTGCCTGTCTGTCCTTGTCTCCCATAACTTTCATCACACTATCAACAGCGTCGGCCTCTGCCATACCACTGTTTAACCTAGATGCAATAATACGCGATTTCATTAAATCGTCGTCTGTCAATCCGCCATCCTTCTTAATGACGCTGTAATCTAAGTTTGAGACAACTCTGGCATTAGATGCCAAAGCGGCCTTGTCTTGTGCGCCCATATCTGGGCTGTAAGATGCTAAGTTTGATACTAGTTGGTTTTCAACGGCAGTTGGAAGCATACCGACGCGGCTTGCGTAATCTACAAGCAACTGTTCACGTCCAGCAACGTCCAATCCCTCCATAGAAGGCATGATGTTTTTTTGGAAAAATAGATCAACATCACCACGATCAGGAACCTTACTAACGTCTCCGCTAATCCAATTAGCTACCGTTGTGTCAGCTTGTGTTTGTTTTATTTGCGCCTCAACCATATTATTCACAGGCCCAAGCATTGATGCGTAATCATCAGCCCCGATCTCTCTAGATTGGTAAGCATCATCAAGCATCTTTAGCGCCGACTGAGGGTCTTGCTCGGCAACTATACGAATAGCTGTTTTTTTAGCGTCTCCAACAGCATTTCGTATCTTTTCTGAGCCAGCTCCACGAGCGATGACACCCATACCCTCAAGTGGAGCAAGTGCTGAACCCATTTGATTGATAATGGCGGCGCGGGCCTTCGGATCAACCGGACCTGTCGTTGAGTCTAGTCGCGCAAGATTTTCTGTGAGAAGCGCCATCTTGTTTGATGCCGCTGTCGTAGCATCCGACTTTATGCGAGTGCGGCGAGCATCCTTGATCTGCAAATTGTACTGAAGGCCAGCGCGTTGCGTTTTTACCGCGAACTCAGCTCTGGATTTAGGGTCTTTAATAACACCTGAGTACTGAGCAAGTATCTTGCTATATCCTTCATTAAATCGCTTTTCAGCGTCGGCATATTTACCGCCATTAGCAATCTCATCTTTCAGCGTTTCTCCAAGCTGAGTAATCGCCATATCCGCGTTTGCCATGTTGGTATAATCAGCAATAGCGGTTTCTTCATCTTCTCTGCGCTTCATCTCAGAGGCGATGCTTTCAATGCCTTTCGCAAGATCACCAATACCATTGTTTCGGACATCAGGGACACTGCGGTACGGCTGACCGCCTGAAGGACTTACTTTACTGTCATACGTTGGTATTCTCATTATGACCGCCTAACTGGTTTGTAACCGGGAATCACATTACCAGAAGGTGAGTATGAATATAGCGGCCTGCTGGCCCCCATGCCACTAGCACCATAAGCATCCATGCCGGACGATGCGGCACCTGAGATACCCTTAAGCAGAGACGACCTTGCTTGAGACTTATACTCCTGTTGCCTTACGCCACCCTCGTAGCGCATCGACTCCTGATTGACTTTACTGTCATATTCAAGCAACGCCATGTCCATAAGACTGAGGTCTGTACTTTCTGCCATGACATCATCAAAGCTACCCAAGGTAGCACCACTGGCCGCAGCGGCTACCTTTTGCGAACCCCTTGCTTTTTCCTGCTGGCGTTTAAGTTGGTCTTTCTCAACTGCAAGGCGGTTCTGTTCTGTAGCAATATTTGCAGCGGTGATAGCGCCCTGCTGCTTTGCCATGGCCTTTCCCTGCTGGTAGCCTTGGAAGCCCTGCATGAGCTGCATACCGGCAGAAATGACCATCATTGTTACTGGATCAATACCCATTTTTATCCCTTCACAATAGAATACATATAGCAGTCATGACCGTCTTGGTACTTCCGCAAAGGCACGTCCGTCTCGCACGTAAAACCTAAAAACTGGATTGACCTGTGCATCCACGGACGATCATCCCTTATCGTATGCTGAATACGGTCAAAATCCAATAGATCGCAGTACCTCGCCAACCATTCACGGGCATCGGCATACATCATCTTTTTCCATTTTTTACCGAAGACCGTCCATATCTCGAAAACCCTAGGCCAAACCTCGACTACGCCAAAAAGCAAGACCGGATCACCATCCATATTACAGGCGCACGCCTGATGGTCAGGCATTGCGTCCATATCTAGAATGTATTTTTTCATAAACTGGAAGTCGTCTGATTGAAGGTCGATTGGATCAAACCCGTCAAAATCTGCCTCGTGTAGCGGCCTAACCATTAATCGAGCATTCTTGGACGACATAATTCACCGTGAAAGGGGTTGGACTATCTTGGTACAATACCAGATTTCCATCTTGATTGTAACCTGAAGGTGGGTTGCGCGTAAGGATTCCGTTATACAACTGGGGAGCTTCGTCATAGTTACTGACATTAAGTTGCAAGGTCGGGATCGTATCCAGCCTGCCGTCAACAGTCAAACACCCATAATCAAATGTCATTGTATCGGTTACGTAAATATGTATTCTATTCACGGCTCTGATTCGACCCTGTACCGTGCCAAGTGGCGGCGCTTCTATTGGCAAAAGCGTCATGTAGGCTTCATACGGCAGACCAGCGTGAACTTTACTGCAAAACGTAGGAAGTGATACGTCGCCACTGACAACAGTATCGCGTGGACATACAAAGCCATCGGCGAATATTGCCACTTCCTGCCCCTCAAGATGGTCAAGGCCAGATACCGTTTGAATGGCCAAACTCCAGCCCCCGGATGGGATTGCAGACGTGCTAGAAAATGCAGCGGTGATCGTGCATACGACCTGCGTGCCGCTTGTGTACCCGGTTATAGTTGCACGGCCAGTTCCTGATTTAAGCTGCTTGCCGACATCACTGACGGCAAAAACACTACTGCCAGCGGTAAATGTAATTCCGGTGCCAGTCGTCGCGCCGGGAGTCAAGGTAGCAGCGAGATAGCCGTCATAGGTTAGGCCAGAATCGACAAAGAATGCACTCTCCTGACCATCATCGGAATTGAAGTATTCTGTCATATACTCGATATACTGAACCGTTGCCCCGTTGATTGTACGACTGACGATCATCCACACGTCATCGCCGCTTCTGTCGGGACGCGGGATACAGGCAACTGATTTAACCTCAACGTCATCGCCACCGATAATGTGACGATGCCAGCCCTCTACCTCGTTCACTTTGTCATAACAAAAACCGACAAGCTGGCCATCATTTCTGACCGCCCACAAGTTAGGATCAGGCTCAGTCTGGAAGTCGATATCGACAATCCCTGTCTTGGTTATATGGTCATTAAATATTGTCGCGTCACGGCTGATATAGTTATCAATACCAAAGTCATAATAGATGTCACGAAGCTTCAGGGCCGTGCTGGACATATAGAATACCGAGCTACCGATGCGGAACGGTCTGACGTATTCCCGCGTGCCGGACACGTCTTCTCGCTTTACGGTCACGTTGGTAGGCGTAACCGGAGCATATGTAGATGACGTTCCGCCGCTGAGCGAGTGGACAGAGCCTGACGTGCCGATGAGAAGCAAGCGACCCGGAGACAGCCAGTTAATGTAATTTACCTGATCGTCACCAATCGTGATAACAAATCCGCTATCGTCTGCAACAGTGCCAGTAGAACCGGACGGCTCCATATTCACCGTCGTTGTGGTAAACCCGCCAGTAATCGAGCCAAATAGCGTGGCCGGGTACGCCTCTGTCGCCGCTGATACAAGGCGTTCTTCAAAGATCGTGCCGACACTGGGCCAGCCCATATCGCCGCCAAAATATGACAGCCTCCAGCGAGCCGTGGCTGACGTTCCGCCAAGCGTCTCATTAACGGTCATCGTCACCTGAGTGCCGCTGGTATAAGCGGTGATCGTACCATAACCCCACGTAGAGCCAACAAACATCCTGATCTGCCTGCCAACGTCACCGGCGACAAACGTGCTGGTAGAGGCTGTGATCGTCACACTGCCAGTTGTCGCTGATGCTGTGAATGTCGCGGCTGTCGCGTTCTCAGGAAGCCACGGCCCATCTTGGTATGTGACAGTAGCTAGCGTCCATGACGTATCTGCTGTACGGGTGATCGAGCGTGTCTGATAGTCTTTATGGAATACGTATAACGCATCATAAGACTGCACAAATTTTAGCTCACGAAGGATTGCCGTAGGCCATGGCGTTACGACCTCATAAGCAACGCCGGGTGAGGACTCGACCTGACCTCGGTTACGATAAACCCGCATATACAGGTCGCCAAACTCAAGCACGTAGTTCTGGACATTACTGAAACGGAACGGGAAAAGAATTGTGAGGTCGGCGCTGTCTTTTACAGGGGTAACATAGTACGTTCCCGGACGCTTGGTAATAGCACCTTGAGGATACGGGATCATGTTCTGGCTGTATTTTACAGCGTTGAAGTAAGCCTTATTGTCAACCCGACCTATAATACGAGGGGATAACTCCCCCCTGCTGAAGATCGTCTGGATATGAGTATAAGGCTGACCCATTAGTAGTGAACCTGAATAAATGTTTCGGCGAGGAACTTGTCACTATCTTGCTCTGTAGCGCCAACAAACGCCGCCTTGATAACTGCCGTCTTGTACTCCTGCATCATTTGGTCCTTCAAGGACTGGCTCTGTGCTAGCGGCATTGCTATTTCGTAAGCAAGTTTTGCGGCCATCGCTTGAACAAAACAGGGGTCAAACAAAGCCGTATCTGTTACTTTTCTAATATAAACAAGATTGAATGTGTCGGTATCTGCCACAATTTTGTCTTGTTCTACAAACCAGCGGCCATAAGACATTTTGTACGTGTCGCCGGGACCAATAACACGAAGACAATCGGATGGAAGTTGAAAGTAGTTGCCGCCGTCAAATTCAGGCTCGGTAACAAGCGGTGCCAAAACCTCGCGCTTACGAGCGAATTTCCAAAGGTATTCTCTTAAAAGAGAGTCGCGTACAGGATCCCAGAATACAGAAAAAAGATTTGCTGCTTTTGAGTTCTCATTGATATTGGCAATGAACGGCATATGTCCAAGTTTTGCGAGTGCCAGATTGCAGATTTCAACTTGAGATGCCATATAACCTCCTAGAAAAATGACGGTAGCCCGTCAACCCAACCACTGCGCAGGTTGCTCGTTTTCACGCTTGGAGAGGCATTAATCCAGAGCGTAGAACAGTTGTACGTGCAGCGTACCCGAACCCGGAAGGTCGGCTGCGCTGATTGTGATAAAGACTTGTTCTTCAGTCGTTACCGGGGTCAGCAGACCAGCAGCAACGCCGAACAGTGTCGGTGTGTTTGTTGACGTGAACGTCGCAGCAGCACGGTATTTACCAGTCGAGCCGGTGATACCGATAGCAATCTGCGAAGAACCAAGCGTAGCGCTTGTTGTCAGGACACCATACAGAACCTGTGCGCCGATTGGCAAACGACCACCGAACAGAACGATTGTATCGGAAGTTGTTTGTGCAGCCATTGTCACAGTGTCAGACAGAACGCGTACCCGACCACCATGAGCGGCGGGGGACACTTTCACAGGCGGGTTCGTATTAAATACGTCCGTTGCCTTGTCAGCATAGAAAACAGTCATGTTTTAATTCCTTTCAGATTAGGTTGCCAAGCACTTGATTTCGACGACCTTCTTCTCCTCAAGACGGGTCGCAGCCATCGACATGCTGATGTATGCCTGCCACGGCATAGAACGCTTGTCTTTACGCTGAGAGATGTCCGACTTGGGGTCTTGCGCGATAGCAAGAGCAAGGCCGCTTTTCTGCCAAGCAATCAGGCGTTTATAGCCCGAGCCGTCAGTATCAAGGCGCTCAGTGTGAACGAATGTGAAGCCAGCATACTCCATGATTTTTCCACGCTCAAGGTTCGCACTGGACACAAAGTCCTTACTCGAAGCTTCAGCAGTCGCCAGAAGTTTTGCGTTGTTCACGGCATCGATAGCCAAGAAACGGCCTTCCTCTGGAACCTCGTTTGCATCCAGTGTCGCTTTCGCTTCAAGGATTTTCGAGATTGTCAGGTTGGCGTTACCGGAACCGGAGCCGTAAGCCCACGAGTTAATACCAACAACACCCCAGCCAGAGCTGACGGTTGTCGAGCCTGTTTGACCGCTCAGAGCGTTTCCAAGAGCCGCGTCGATGATGACGTCATCAATCTGACGGCCCATTTGGGCAGCCTGTGCTTGCACGATTGGCGACATCGGGTCGATCAGCATTTTCAGCTTGTCGAAGTTGTCAACCATTTTCGCGTCATCATAGTCAAGCAGGTCAACTGCGCGACGCTCAAATTTCGTGTCTGTGTTTTGAATGTCAGCAAAACGATCTGTCACCTGACGCATTGCGTCGTTGGTGTTATACAGCTCGAAATAGTGACGCGTACCAACTGGGTTTTCGATAAGCACTTTGTCGCGCAGACGAGAATTCATCTGCTGTGCCATCATCTGTACGTTACGACCATAGTTCTGGACGAACGATACAGGAGGATTGTCAAATTCTGCCATGGGTGGCCTCCTATAAGTTTGACAAGTTGAAACAAATTAATGCCTGTTTCAGAGTTGTCCCACGCATAGGAGGGATCGCTTATCGCGGTTGTCCCTTGGCGGCAGGATTCTTTATCGGCTGCGAAACTTTCGTTTCGCCTTCCAAGAATACCAAAAACTCCGATGCTGTGTCAACGACCTCTTTTGCCGTTTCCGTCTTTGGATGACGTGCGTGCCATTTAACAGCCTCCTCTAAAGCCTTCTCTCTCATCGCGTCGCTCCCGTATCATACGCATAGGCAAACAGCTTGCTGCGCTTTTCCATTATGCTTTGACGCTGCGGGTGCATCGGGTCTTGGATGATCTTCATAAAATTATCACTACTCTCAAGAGCTGCAAGCTCAGCCTTTGCTTCGGCGGGCGTCATATGACCTGAAGACGCGCCGTTGCTTGGCAGGAAGCCATTATCCTCTTTTGTCTGTTGTGCGATTTTTGCCATTTGCTCTCCCATTGCAGCAAACGCCTTGATAACAGCCGGATGCTCAAAAGCCACTTCGTTTTCCGAAATAACTTTGATCAACTCATCACCACCAAAAGACTTCACAGCCTTCTGTGCCAGCGCAATCTTTTCTTCATACGCGGCCCCAAACTCCTGCTTTGCCGCAGCCTGATACTCAGCAATCTGCTTATCTTCGCCTTCTTTGCTCGCGCCTACCGCAGCAGCAATGTCATTCGCATACCACTCACCCAGCGCCTCAAGAGCCTTGGCCGGTACGCCATGCTTGTGCGCCAGCTCCTTGATCGCCGTTACCTTATCAGCGTCAATGTAGTCCTTGACGACTTCAAAAGCTTTGATCTCGTACTTATCTGCCGTCTCCGGACGACCCAGCTTGTTCCAGACCTCGGCCATAGCTTCCGGGGTATCCTCGGAAGGGATGCGCAGTAACTGCGACTTGTCAAGGCCAACCATCTTTGCCGCACTCACATAAGACTTCGCCAAGTCCTCAAGACCACCGAAGTTTTTAAACATCGGATCAGCACGATACGCCTCTGGAAGCGTGTCCAGAAACTTCTGATGCGGGGTCATTTCATCAGCCGTCGGTTGACGGACTTGCTCAGTACCAGCCAACGTTGGTGTTGTCTGCTGTTCGACTTGTTGTTGTACGACTGCCTCAGATGTCATTTGTCATCTCCAATTTATGTGTTTCACGTAGTTGCCTCAGTTTATTCAGGTCGAAGTCTACCTGCGCCAAGATGAACAGCGCGACATTGCGCTGCCCCTCAAGAAATCTAACTTTACTGTCTGTATCATCAGGAGACGTTCCTCGCATCATGCCGAAGCGGGAACATATGTCGCTCAGGACAAGCTTGCCCGACTCTGAGCCGAACACGTCCTGATATAGCTGTTTATACTGCGTTGCAGTAATTTTCTTCGACATGGATTGCCTCTCCAAGTTTTATTGTACCGTCTCTGCTGCCGTCGCGCCGTTCTTCATAGCTTTAGAATTTGTCTCAGCCTGCGCGGCCACCATTGCCGACCTTTGCGCCCAAGCCTTCTGCATTGGTTCTTTCTCGCCCTCTCCAACCGTCTTCA